GTCTTAATAAACTTCTCGCCATTGTCTCTTTCTCCTTCTATATTGTTTTGAACAACATAAAAACTACCTTGTTATTTGTAGTTCTTTTATTCGTTTTCTGAGAATGCGACAAAGACTATCTTTACCAGTTAATTGACTTGCTTCCTTCTCTGCGTACTGCAGCAATTTCAAGTCCATTATATGTGGTACTATATCACGTGCCTTTCTAACCGATAAGTCAATAACATCTTTTATTTCCATATCTTTTACATTGGGTGGTGCTTTGACTTCTTCGGCGTAGGTTTGGGCGGGTGATTCCTCTTCGGCGGGTTTTTCTTTGGGTTTGTCAGTAGGTTGAGATGCTTCTGTTACAATCTTCCACTTGTTAGGATCCTGAAGTTTAACAGTTCTAAGCCACTCTATAAATTCTTCACCTTCTGCCAAACCGTGTTTGACGCCATATTGTTCATAAAGCTCTTCAAGAGGTATCTTCGCACCTGGGCCCACAGAACGTTTCATAGTATGAGACCAAATTGATGTCGCATTTAATACATATCCTTCCATAATGTCTTCTCCTTTTCATTAGTATTTTCCTTTTCCTAATCTTACCTTAATACTTAAGTTTGCTAATTACATCGTGAGATGTATTAGAAAGTCTGTGTAAAACTAAAAATATTAAAAATATATCTATAGATGGATGATCTATATATAATAAGATGCAACAAAAAGCTGCAGCCCATACAGAAAAGCAATAGCCACAATCGAATAACTCATGTATCCAATCCATTATTTTACTCTCTCTTCTATCGAAGAAAAATTTTCTTAATGGTTTAAACACAGCCGACGAGGTCATCAATTCTGTTATTGCTTCTGTGGCTACAATGGCGCATAAAAACTTATATATAAATTCCATATTACTCCTAAATATATAGTAAGTACCCCACACCCTGCATGCAGGGTACTATTCTATATTAATTTAACTTTATAAGCTTCTATCAATAACTCCAAGTCCAAGCATTCTACTATCAAGACAAGCAAAACCAAGTTCTGCCCATCCAAAGAAACCTTGCTTCTGGACACGGAGCAGTGTTGGATCATCATGAGCTTCGTAGTCTTTTCTAATAGGCATAACCAGAGAATCGTTGACCGACAGGTCAAAGCCCATAACCTGAGTTTCACCTAATGTACCAACGGTACCATCAGCATTAGTAATGTTGGGGTTGTCTAGTGTATAAGCATTATATGCATTACCACCATCAGCCACAAACTTACCATAAGCTGAACCATTACCGTTAATATTATAAAGACCAGTAGCACCTAGATGATGCACCTCATGCAGACTCACGTTCCAAATACTGCCCATACCGGCAGCCTGGAAGATCTCACGTCTAGTAACAGGATCAATATCTGTATCAGTCCATTCACGAATATCAGCAGCGTCTTCTGGAGACACATACAAATCTGTAAGTGTTCTACCAATTCTCTTGAACCCAACAATCATTTTGTTGATAAGTTCTTTAGAAAGGTAACCAGCACCAGTGGAAGCTGGAGCAATTTCGTAAATAGGAGCTGGGCGGGAGCCCAACAGACCCTTACCAGTAAACGAGGATGTAGCAGCAGGCATGATTACACGCCAACCACACTCTTCCTCGTAATTTGCCAGATCTTTGGCAGCGCGAGCAGCGGCTCTCTGAGCAATATCAATACGGGAATCTCTTGCATAAGTAATTTTCCAATCCGCTGAAGCGTCAATGGTAAATGTCGGAACATATACCTCTTCACCGATACCCTCGATGAAGTTCTGAGCGACATAACCTAAGCCAGGCAGTACCCAAACCGGAATTTCAAAATCTTCGGCGACTGGGTAAACAGCCTGTGCGCTCTCAGCGGTAGCTTTAAAAAGCTCCATCATTTCTTTTCTATCCATAATAACAACTCCTCCTAAGTTCTAGTATTGGATGCACTATATGTGCTTTAATCCATAATTTTTAGCTATATTACACTAAGAGTTTAATTCTAATTGGGAACAGTGTAGTATTATCAGTATTAGCCTGAACCTTAGCAATGCTGGCACCCTTAACAACGCGGGCTACGATATTCTGAGTAATGGAATCTTCCTTATCAGTACCGGTACCAGTTCCACTATTGTCATTAGTAACCTTAGCTTCGTCAACGGCTGCATACAACATCTGTCCTGGAGTCAGAGCGGCAGAAATTGTGCCGGCTTCCGCGCCAGTGGATGTGTAATGCACAGTATCCCAAATACCATTATGTGCTACACCAAGAGGAGCAGCCTTATGACCAGTAATAGCGCCAGCAGCACTATACAGTGGTTGGGCAATAACGTCACTGGATCCAAGATCACCAGGCATCATAAACCCAGTCGGGTGTACCTGATGGTACCCAACTTTAACCTTCTGCATGGCGAAACCAAAGGGAACTTCAGTAATACCAGCAACCATTTTCTTAACCATTGGTTCTTGGTTAGTAGCAGCAGGATCCAAATAAACAACGGAACCAGCATAACAAATTACCCCACCAACACCATCGGTGCCATAAGAACTATTCTCTGCGTAACTACAAAATTGATTTTCTACAACAGGATGTCTAGGTATAAACATATCCTTTATCCTCCTTACCTCTTAAATTATTCAGTCTTTTTATAACTAGCCGCCATAGCTTTACCAAGCTCGGCATATTTGCTAACCAGATCTGCATCTGGAATGATCTCCATGTTCATACTAGCCATAGCTGCATGTCCAGGGTTAATATTAGCCGGAGGAGTTACATCTTCCTCTTCAGCTGCTTCTTCTTCAGCGGCTTCTTCTTTTTCTTCTTCAGCGGCTTCTTCTTCAGCCTCTTCCTTCTCTTCGGCTTCTTCTTCAGCGGCTTCTTCTTCTTTCTCCTCAGCCTTTTCTTCAGCTTCTTCTTCTTTCTCTGCCTCTTCAGCATTCTTTTTCAATTCTGCTTCGACGGCAGCGCGTAATTCTACTAACTCGTCTTTATAGGCAGCGAAATCTTCGTCAGACATATCTCTGACCTTAGCTGTCTGAGCCTCTTCATTAGAAATAATACCAGCGTCAGCAAGTTCGGCCATTCTAAGTTCAGTTGCTCTATCCTTTTTCATTTCCTCTAAAGCTGTCTCGGTTTCCGAAAGTTTTTCTTTATAAGTTTCAATCTCTGTCTGGGCTGCCTCAAGCTCAGTTTCAAGATTGCTAACTTTAGAGTCACTCTCAGAAATCTTCTCTTCAAATTCAGCTAATTCTGCATTTCTTTCCTCAAGGGAGGTAGTAAGATCTGTAATAGTCTTTGCAGACTTTTCCAGAGCCTCTTCTGTCTTTCTGCGGACATCAGCCTCCTCCTTCTCAGAAAAGATAGCGGCAACTACTTGCTCGATATCTTTTTTCAATTCATCTCTATCCATAAGTTAGCTATCCTCCTTATATATTTTTAAGCTATATACAAGTGTTTAATTATTATTCCGACCTGAATAGTAACCTTTACTAAGGTTTATTCTTTTTTGTAATCCCTTTTCCAAATCCAACAACATGTCTCGAATTAACTATTATGGATAATTCGGCATAGCTCCGGTATTTCCTCTACAGTAAATACCCTCAATTGTGGGATCTTCGCCCAACATAAACTTAACATCAAAATCCACATTACTCATACTAGCAGAAGACTTGATATAAATATTACCATCAGCATTCTTGTCTATCCAAAAACGACCTGCGCCTGGATCCGAAAGCGGTGTTGCAGTAACATTGGCATAATCTACGAGATCATAACCATGAAATTTTACACCACTAGCTACGACAACTGTCTCTGTGCCAGAATGTGTAACTGCGCTTGCCCAAATAAAAGGGTAAGCGTGATTGTTTCCCATATTACGATAAATAACTTTCAGATTATCGTCACCATTAATGCGTGTAAGCTTGGGAGTGCTTTTTAAAGTGCCCATCTGGGCTTGTCCAATTTGCGGCATATCTTATTCCTCCTCTACGATAAAGTTTTAACTGCCTCGTTTAAAGCAGCTTTTAATCCCTTAACTAATTCTCCTCTTCTATCACAGGCTTCTTTCCTTTTCAGAAGTTCCTTAGTCATAGAAGCTGCGACACTATGTGCTCGATTTCGTAAACATTTTGGGTCCGATGTGTCCCTCGAGAAGGAAGTACATTTAGTATTAAACAAAGAACACATATCTTCACCAACTACAGTGTTTGCTTTGTCGAGTACCCTGCGTTTGTAATTAACGCATATCCCAATAGTGTCATCATACTGTAATGCAGATTCCTCTTCGGCACCGTCATCACCGGATTTGGATGCCTCTATCTCTTCAGAGGTTACATTATTATCTTTTATTACAGCAACATCTTCCTTTTCCAGACTGTCGTAGTCTAGTACAATTTCTGCGTCCGTTTCCCTTTTCTTCTCCTTCGCCGTTTCCAGAATTACAGAAGGTGGATTAGCTGGGTTTTTTACAACGCCGCAACCTGAAAAAGCTACACCGCGTAAAACCCTAGTTAATTGCCCTGCCGCAATCTCTGCGCCGTTCTTTAGGACTTTGGCAATCTTACCAAATATACTATCATCTTCAGATGCCAAGCCTAGAGCGTCAGCCTCCTTCCTATTTAAAATCAAATCACCAACTTTTACGTCAAAATCTTGATAATAACATTCCATTGATACAAACCAGTCACCATCACTAACTTCTTTTGCTAGGTTGGGAAATCTATTTTTGTAAATAATTCCCGCAATAGCTACATGCATTTCTTGTTCATTTAGAGTAGCTGTTTCTCTAGATGACAATTCTGATAATTCCAATGAATTACCATCTTTATCCATATATGCACGTTCATAAATGTGTCCAATTATTTCATCTTCTTTGTGTTCTATATCTAAAGCTTTGTTTATTATAGTTCCTTCAGCAGCTACCAACTCTGATGGTAAGAAAAAAGCATGGTTTAGATTTTCACCTGATGATACAAAAATAGCTGAGAAATATAATAAATCTGGTTGTTTTTCACCTTCCTTAGGAAGCTTTATTACTTCAGATGCTTTCTCTTTACGAGATTCAGTTTCCTTTTGAATTTCTATTGGTGCTTTCAAATAAAATTTATTTTTCATTTTTAATCAGTCTCCATCTTCTTTTAGCGGCAGCAGAAAGTTTTCTTTTATGCTCTTCAGAAAGTCTCCGGCCAGTTAGTTTTTTAGATATTTTATCTATAGTCTCACTAGTGTGGTTCTTACCTTTCATAGGTGATGCCACACCATACATAGGGTTATTAGAACCTGAAAAATCAGCGTGATTTTTTATTAATTTTTTTCTAGCGTCTTCTGTCATTTTTCGACCTTTGCGGGCTTTTGACATTTTTAACCTGGATTCTTTTGTAGGTCTGAACCCTACTGTCCCATCACCGCCCATGGTTAGATTATAACCATTAGGTCTTAAAGTATTATATTGCGTTATATAATGAAATTCCATTTCATCTAGTTCTTCTTTGGAACTACAATGTTCTAAAATTTCCCAAATGAAATTTTCTTTTCCATATTTCGATAATGATTTATGAAAATAAAACTTACTTCTTTTGGCTTCTGTAAAGTGTGCTTTTATACGACGATCAAAATCCTGTATAGTCTGGCCTATATAACTTTTACCTGTAATTTTATTAATAGCCCTATATATAACACCTTGTACTTTCATTATTATATTAAGTTACTTTTTCTACTGGTGTTACACTTGTATGTGCCAAAGGTTGTTTATCATTAGTTATTGTCTTAGCTAATATATCTACTTCTAAATTGGGCACTGAAACGGTGTAACTTCCTGCAGAAACATTCTCTGCTTTTATTAACTCAGAAGTAGCTGTATCAAGTACTATGATTTTGCTATCATCTGATGCGTTTCCTTTTATTTCATGTGTCTCTTGTGCTGGTGCTTCTTCCAACTCACCTATATCTCCAGTAACTGGTATAAAAACAGTGGTGGGATTAATGCTGGGGTATAACCCATCTTGTTTAATAGTTATTTCATGTTCACCAGATAGATCCTCTGGGAATTCCGCGTAATCAGGTATTCCAGCATCGTGATATCCTTCTGTAAACTTTATACGAATCTGATCTATATCAGGTGCTATTATTCTAATATAAGTAGAACCATCGTAATAATATTTATCAGTCCTATCAATAGTGTTAAACCCAACATGTGGTCTTGGAAAACTATTAATAGACTGAGCTGCTTTATTCTCTATATTTATTATAGTGGTGCTCATTACACTACCACACTAGCTATAGCTCTAGAAAAAGAAGAGCCTGTAATGTTTATATTTTGCTGTGTTTCAGCTGATGCGGAAGTTGCAAATGTTTTTGATTGGCTGCTATCAGTAAATTCAGCTGATCCTTCAAGAACCAATTTAACATTAGCTGCTACTCTATCACCATCTGTATCCCAAGCACTTATATTAGCGTATGTATTAATAGTAGAACCAGTATAATTATATGTTTCATCTTCCATAACAACTGTAATTCTAATTGGTGTTGTTGCGGAGAACATATGAAGAACATCTGTTGTATCAAGAATCCAAATTCGTTCCAACCTATCTACCATAATTGAAGCTACATCTGCAGCGTACTCATCTACATAATCATAAGTCTCATTGCCTGAATTCCAATCATATATATGCACACCGCCATCAAACACTGTCATTATTTTTGTCCAATCATCTTCCAATGGCATAATATTTCTAATCCTAAGGGCTGGGTCTATAGACCCAATATATGTCAGGTTGGTATCAGTGGCTCCTATTTTGAAAACATATATTTTAAAAACTGATGCAATCTCATCATTGTGTGCGCCATCCTCAGCTACACTAAAGCACATGTAATCTGAAGACCCACCAGTAACCATCCAAGCTTCTACAATAATTTCACCTGCGCCAATATTAGTTGGTCTGAATAAAACGTCCGCTCTATTGACACCCGCTGTTGCGAAATCTAATGTACATATAGATGATGTTGCTGTGCCTAATCCTTTGTTAAATGTGTATTTATATATCTCAAACCCATTACCAACAGTAGCGGCTGGCCAAACTGCATAGGCTGCGTCTGTGTTAACATCTATTACTCTGGTTTGTGAAGGCACTGATTTACATAACAAGGTAGCGTAGGGGGAGGTTTGTAATGCAGCATCAGAAAAATCAGGTGTTGCCATATCTACTTTACACAATCTATGACTTGAAGTAGAGTATGATTCACTGTATACTACAAATATCTCACTGGCACTCTCTGTCATATAAGTAGCACATGCATATCTATAACTTGAATTGCCAGCTAATACATCATCAAACCCCAAGGAAGATTTATCTAGAGCAGCACAATATAAATTATAATAACCACTAGCTGTGTTATAAGACATTACAAATACATGTGTAGCTGTCTGACCTACGAAACATCTTGTTGTGAAATTTACTCCATTATTGGCCCCTATAGCTACCTTTTCTTTGGTTGTTAAATTTATTTTATAAAGATAGGGATCATAATTTGATATATAATAACCTATAGTGGAGTTTTGACTATCTACCATAAAGTTTCCACCATAAGTAAAATTACCACTTCTTCTGCCCCTTAAAACTCTAACACTTTCTGGTTTTTGGTAAAGAGCTGTTTTACTTGCATTAAGAGTGAAATCAGAAGTACCTGTTAAACTGTGCGCTATCATTTCTTCAGTAGCTGCACCAATTGCTATATTTTTAAATGGTTGTGGGTATAATGCTGTTACATCATATAAAGCTTTATTAAAAACTAAATCATCTTTTAATTGAAAACCAGCTACCTGCCAGCCATCTATAACATCCATATTCATAACTTTGGCCATGTCATTATTCTCCTAGTCTAATTTTTGTAACATCTTCAATAAATTTTATATAATCCTCATCATTTAATTCTTTTCTTGCACCATCTAAAAACGCAGCATATTCCTTAGCGGCCATATATTTAATAATATCGTTTGCTACTGATGCTGATTTTTTAGGGTTGGTAGGTTTTAAATTCTGTTGTTTTTTTGGATCAGTGTTTTTAACTTTTGTCTTTGTCTGTCCTTTAGGTCTTCCATTGGATGGTGTGCCTTTAGGGGCGTTCTGTGTAGGTTGTGCAGTTGCCATCTTAGCTTGTTGCCATGGAGATCCTAAAATACCAAAAATACCATCTTCCACGAGTTTAAATTCTTCCTTCATATTCTCTAATTCAGCGGGATAATCAAATCCTAATTTCTCCAGAGATGTATGATAACTCAGCATACGTCTATCAACCAGCTGTGCTAACGTGTTCATATAAAGAATGGTGTCTTTAAGAATACCATCATCCCATCTAACTCTTGGAAATCTATCAAACCCAACGGCTTCAGCTATTAATTGATATTCTCTATAAATCCACCTCGCCACTTGTCTTCTAGCATAATTTATTTCTTCCATCAGAGCCTTAGCATAATATTCTACAGAAGCAGCATTTATATTATCACTGGATCCATCCAACATAACTCTAGATATACCTAAACCAGTTGTTATATCCGCATTAACTTGTTCATATTTACCTTGGCCAAGAATTGCCTCTATTTCAGGAGAGACTATCTTTTCTACCTGAAGAGTGTGGTTCCAAACAACATCAAATGATTTACTAGGTGTGTTAAATAGCTGCGCCACAGCTTCTAATTCAGCTTGTGTAACAACAGGATATTCATCATTACCTATTGTAATCTTTAACATATAATTTGTAATACCGTCTAATGTACTAAGATCTGCCTCTCTCAAAGCTTTCTTGTATTCCACAGACTCAAATACTCTGGTAGTTCTAGGTTTAGCATAACGTTCATATGGTTGTTTCCTATATGTAATTTGCCCGACCATTCTATAATCTAATGGATATTCTCCGCCCTTTTCAGCTACCTTTTTAAGATCAGCAGGTAAAGCTTTAATTAGCATTTTTTCTTCTTCAGTTTGTTCTGCTGTGGGTTTCTTGAGAAGTTCTGTGAGTTCTGGTGGCGGCCTTAGTGCTACTTTAGTTTTATCAAATAATAGATTTCCCTGTATAGTAACCAACAAAGGATTTAATACTGTATAAGCTACTGGTAAATGTCCTTTTGACCAAATATTTTTCTTTGCGGATTTCTCTATAAATTCTAATTCTTTTTCTGATCTACCTTGTTCTTTTGCGAGTTTTAATATTCTAGATACTTCTTCTTCCCATTCTTTTTCATATTGTTGATGTAATTTGAAAACTTTGCCGGTAGCTTTTGCGGCTGGTTTGGTTTTTAATTTCTTGCCTGGTGCAGGTGATATGTAGGAAACTCTTGGTTCATATTTAGCGGCCACCTTGTACGTTGTTACATGGCCAACCTTGAAGAAATCTAAAAAGATCCATTCTAATATCTCACTAAATCCTACATCGAACATCCACGTGTCAAAAAATTGTTTTATATTTGGGTCGTCTATATCATTCTCAAAACCTTTACAAGCTAAATTAGCTAGTAAGTTAGTAGCAGTGCCTACTACGGGGTCTATATAATAATATTTCATAGCTCGTTTAAAAGTCTCTTCTGGTGTAAGAAGTTCTGGACTTTTAGTTACTGCCAAATCTAAATTAGTGCGTTCTACTCTATCACGTGTGATAACAGACGCTCTGTCTCTGAATACGTGTGGTACAACCGCACCACCATTCTCCAAGAAAGCTAAGCTTTTCTTGCTAGGCTCAACAATAAAAGTAGATCTGCCACTAGACTCATCTACCTCTATACTTTGAATGCCCACATCAGGATATTTTTCCTGGATGTCGGCGGTCATTTGTGCTAGAGTTTCTTTTTTCATAAATTATCTCCTAGGGATTTACATCCGCTATGCTATCCTTTCTACCTATAATACTATCTACACCACTATATGTAGTTTCCCTTCCGCTCCTAAACCTAGTGTAATCATCCTGCCAACTCGGTACCCCAGAAACTGTGGCCCAGGGATTATCGGCTATAAAATCTGGATTTTCATTGTTATCAAAACCTGGCATGTTGGCCTCCTAAAATGGTATGGCTACCTTTAATCCATACCCTTGTTCATTGGTTGTGTCAATAGTCCATATAGGACCTATAAATACATTTTCAACTAATGGTAATGCGTTTCCAAAATTCCAGGAAAAAGGTTCTACTGATAATACACCTTCCCATGTATCACCTTCTTTATAAGCGCCTCCACCGACAGTGACAAATCTCCAGTCCATATCTCTTTCAGTACGGCCATAACTAAAAATACTGAAATCTAATACGGCTGCAAATGCATCATTTGTTAGCGTACCACCTAGACCTAATCTAGGATTCCACCAGTCAAAAGATTTTTCTTTTATTTCTTTCTTGGCCCAGCTGATATCTACATCAACGGGGAAATTGGTACCCTTGTACTTTTCTACATACTCGCTTCTTACATAACCTTCCACAAATCTATCATAAACACCGTTTTCTTGTTCTGTTTCAACCACATTTACATGGAAAGTTATTGGATATGTATTAAGTGTCCAAGGATCATCCTCTAAATAAGGGTGATATCTAACATCACCAATTGGAAACTTTTTACCTTCTGTATCTTCCCTAAAAAGTTGGGCATAATCATAAGTTCTGGTATCTACCTCAGGATCTTCGTGTTTGCTAGATGCTGCTTCAACTGCTGCCCCCTTTAGTTCACCAATTACAATACCTAGCTCATCTACTTTTTTACCTTGATCCTTCACTATCTTTATTAACTCGCTGTTCTGCTTCTTTAGCTGGGCGATGAGTTCGTTAACTTTATCATTGTCGGGGACTACTTGCGCCTGTGCTATGTTCTCAAGAAGCTGAACAATCTGAGTTTCTGTGAGTGTGGTAGTGTCCTTATTACCAAAAGCTTTTATCATATTTTCGCCATGATACCACAGGAACACTACCACGGCGACGATCGCCACGGATTTAACTATATCTGTAAGACTCATTTTAAATTCAAAAGCCATATCTTGTTACCTGTCTGTGTCCATTCCATCTTCTGGAGGTGGAAACAGAGATGTACGTGCTACTAAACGTGTGCCAATCAGTGTAATCATACCACCACCAAGAAAGGCCAGCCCAGCAGCTGCTCCGATAAATGGTTCACCAGTCTTGGTCTTCTCCACAAACATACCAATTATAATAATAGTAGAATACATTACTAATAACTGATATTTAACCGATGCAACATTTCTAAGAAGTTTTTGTACCCATATATCCCAAAATGATCGATCGAATATTGATAATTTTTCATATGGATTATAATTGTGAGTCATAATATTTCTCCCTACTATTCCTATTAAAAAGAGGAAATTACATTCCCTATTTTATAGGAGGTTAGTTTATTTAACTTTTTTCTTCAAAACAGCATGTGAAAGACCTGGTCTACCTAACTGAGGACCAGCTACTGTTAATGGATCAAAGTTGGCACCTGATTGATGTGGTCTTACAAAACCACTGCTGTTAAATAACACAGGCTCTCCACTGTCCTCCATTTCTTTTTGAACCATTCTAACACCATGCCCCGCTAATATTACAGCTGAATATAAATCCTTGTTCTGCCCCTTATTAGGTGTGTCAAAATGTAATAAACCACTAGGTGTTTGTGTAACTATAATACTCAACATCTGGCTCTTAAGTGTATTCACAACCTCATAGCTGGATGCTTCTAAATCTAATGTGGAAGTTGGTGGTTCTGGAAACTTAAGTGTCTTGTCTTCCATTAAAGCTTTGGTTGTAAAGTTAGCATCCGATATCCAAGAAGGATTAAAGTTTACCATCTCAAGGATATGTCGGCCTTCTAGATGTTTGTGATCGTCATTGGTTCTATCTATTATTGGTTCTTCACCACCATAACCTTCTTCTAATAAATCACATATAGCTTTACCCCCACCACCTTTATCCATGAATATTCTAATAATATTATACTGTTCACATAGTGATTGTACTGCTTGTGTAAGTCCTTGTGTAGTTTGTCTTTTTAACTCTATTACATTTACTATTTGATTTACAGCACCCATCTTAATAATCACAACACCGCAGGAAGCCGCACCACCCTGGTTGGGGTCTATACCCATAATATATTTATCTCGAGACTTACCGCGCAGTTCTATACTGAAACCACTATTATGAGTACACTCTTCTAATAACGATGCTTTGAAAAAACCTTCTGAATCAGATATCATGGCAGCTTCGTACTCCATTCTATACTCAGCATCAGTCATAATACGTTTAGCTTCATCAATATTGTTTTTATCTAAAAACCCTTCTGGTAAATCCCAATGCGGTACTTGCCACACAGCATATTGACACTCCTCATCGCCCTCATCGTTCATCATACGCCAGTAATCTTTCATTCTACGCCACATATGATTAAATTTATAATAACCAGATGATGTCATTACCATTTTATTAACAGTGTCGTCTTCAAAATCATCTGCAGTAGCTAGTCCTAAATCAATAAGTCTATTCTGTTGTTGTATTCTTCTAACATTAGCCATAGGATTAAGAGTGGTGGCACCCATAGGTCTAACAACCATATCCAGAATTTTGTCTGGAACTTGGGCAAGCTCGTCAATTACAATTAAATAAAAACGAGATCCACGAATCTTGGAACCATCACCCAAGGGTAATGCTTCTATATATGAAGGTGTTTGTCCTGATACGGAGCGGAATTTTAAATAACATGTATCAGAACCTCTGGTAGGTTTCTTTTCTGTTGCTTCTCTTAGAAGAGAGGACTGTGAGTAAAGCTTTTCAATCTCGGCAAAAATCATTTTTGATTGACGAAAAACAGGTGCGATTAGACCCACTCTATAACCTGGATAAAGCATACAACTAAGAGCTGACAATACACCTAGAGAATATGTTTTACCATAACCACGACCAGCTACCGTGATAACATAATTCTTAAACCACATATCCCTAAACACCAAACGCTGGATTGGAGCAAAGTCCACACCCAGCAGGTCGTATGCAGCTATACAGGGATGATTTCTATAGAAATTTATCATATCCATTCCCTGTGAAAAAATCAAATCTAGATTTTTCTTTTTACGAGCCAACTATTCCAGTTCCTCCTCCCACTCTTCTATCTTGTTTGCATCATTATCATATCTATTACCTGTATAATCTTTACGTTTCTTAACCATTTCTTGTTCTTTATCTCTAAGTTTTTCAACTTTATCCTGCAGAGTACGCTTACGATCAAGATCAAAAGCGGTTGCTAAGTCCACTATAGAAAATCCTTTGAATTCATTAGGATTAATTCTATCCTTACGCCTAGTGGATAGATTTTCTTTTAATACTTTATTTTGTTTATGGATCTTCTCCATAGCTGCCGAAATATCAAGCTGTCTCTCAGCGTCGTCTTTACTTGTCTCCAATAAGCGAAATTCTAGTACCCTATTCTTGGCCAGGTCTAAAATATCATCCATATCACTTGATGTTAAATCATCTCTATCAAAGTCGCCTAAATATACATCTACCAAATTACTATACATCTCTAATTCTTTTTCATTGAAGATGTCAGCTATTGGTAAAAGGTCTCTGACCATCTTTGTAACTTTAGGTGGTGCTTTTTGTCTTCCCATAAATACCTCTTAAAGATCTAACTTACTAAAAAATTCTTCTATATCCAAATCATTTAATTCACAGTGTTCCCTAATCAAATATATTAATTCTGGAGTCACACCGTGACTAAAAAATTCTATATTATGACCATAAGACATTTCCATTTTCCTAGTGTTGTTCATAGATTTCTCAGTGCG